ATCATTAATGACCATTTCCTTTGCTGTCTTTATTACTTCGCCATTATATTGCCACATATTATTACTCCGTTATCTTGCGTTAGTATATTTAAAAGGGTTCTCTGCAAATGCTAAATAAATATAAGTAACTCCAGAACTATTTACATCACTACTTCCTGAACCAGACCTAATTTTAAAACCATTAGACAATATATCAAAAGGTGATGATAACTCTGTAGATTCAGCACCAGAACGTTGTGCTGATAAAACTGATAAACTACCATCATTTGTCGGTTCTCTAGCAGTATCAAAAATAGTCCACCAACCACTAGCACCTGCATTTTTAATCATTATCCAACGAGGTCTAAACCCAGTATAAACAAATGTTCCATCAGTAGAACCATTACCAGTATATGAACCTACTTTACTAAAACCATCTACACTATGGAAGCAGTAGGCGACCATTGACCCAGAGAAATTCCAGTTTGGAATTGTAGTGCTAGTTAAAGAAACAGTACTTTGGTCATTTTTAGCATCTGTAGTATTTAATCTTAAAAAGTCTAAAGACCCATCAACAGCGGTTGTTAAAGTCCACCAATCTGATGTTGTATCTCTTGTTTTATAAAATACAAGTTTAGGCGTGATTCCTAGCCCGTGCCCAACAGAGTCATTAAAAGTACTATTACCAGTCCAAGTAACAATCGAGAAACCTGCATCTTGGTTAGCACTAACAGTAGAGGTTATTGAACCATTTGTGTTTGATACTCCAGAACCATTTGCTTTCCAGTTCCAAGCTACAAAGCTGCTTCCAGAATAGTTAAAGTTACTATAATCACCCAAACTAAAACCGTCTGAATCAAAACTTGTTAAGCTGTTTGTATGGGTAAATTCTGAGGGTGTATCACTGCTTGTGAGCCACTTAGTAGCCCCTCTAACCTTATCGAACAATCCGTGGTATTCCGCCTCAGTTCTTCGTTTAAGCCAAGTAAAGTCTGGTTGAAAACCAACTCCAGTAATACTCTGAGTTCCACCATTACCAGTATAAAGCACAGTATTAAAATGTTCACTAGGAATAACAGCAGGGTCTGGTAGATTAGCAGTACATAATGCTAGATAACCACTAGGTGGTGTGTAATAAAAATCACCAATGCTATTACTATCTGTATTACCTTGTGCAGTTTTGTTACCAGCAAATGATGAGTCTTGTCCGAAGTTTAAATAACCATCAAAAGCACCACCACCATTATTTAATGTTGGAACATAAGTTCCACTTAAAGTAGTATAAGAAGCATTTGTACCAGTAGCAGGGTTTCCTGAATTTTGCCAAGTATTATTTTTTGCCCACCATATTTTTCCGTTATCTAAATCAAAAGCACAACCAATAACATCACCACTTGTCCAAGTTGTTTCTTGTACATAACTTCCACTACCATCGTAAGTTCTACCATTTGGATTGTAGTAAAAACACTTGTTTGTAATTCCATTAAAATATCTTTCAGTTTGTGCTACAGATGGGTCTGATATACCTACCATTGGAGAACCATCATTAGTTTCTATAAATTCAAAATACCATTTACCACTAGATACTGGAAAGGTACTACCTATAAATGAATAACCACTATCAGAATTAAAATCTACATATAAATTTCCTTCTCCTGGAGTTATATCAAAATTTGCAGAATATTTATCTAATGGGTTAGCAGTACAAAAGTTATTTGTTGGGCTATCTAATACTACATCTGTTGTTGCTAGATTAGTTGCAGTCCAGTTGTTACCATTACCAGATTTATCGTTGTAGTATGTGCCATCGAAGTCAAGATAGAAACCATTAGTACCATAACTACCAGTATATCTGATAGGTTTCCATTCTCCGTAATCTCCAGTTTCTCCGAAGTATGTAGGGTCTAGTGCTTGTCCATCAATATAATTAACTTCTGCTAAGTATCCGTCAAAATGATATGTAGTTGTATTTCCATCTCTACCTGCACCTACTACCATTGTGTAAGATGATGTATTAACTTGTAAATCTGTATTTTGTGGAACATAACTTTCTATTCCAAAATCTGTTACTTGTTCACCATTAACATATAATTTTTGTCTGTTAGATGATGTTGCTTGTGTTGTGTCTATAGCAAGAACAATGTGATACCAAGCACTAGGGTCACGCAATACTGCTGTGGATTGTAATCTGTAAGTCGCTCCTGCTGTATGCCAATCAAGGTAATCATTAAACATTGTAAGGTGAAAACCATAATTACTTGCTGTTTGATTACCACTTCCAAATAAACCTCTGCGTAAAGTAGAACCAATATTTCCACGCTTAACCCAACCAGACCAAGTAAGTATTCTTTGACTACCTGAACTTGTAGGTGTTCTACTTAGATAAGCAGAATCATCATCATTAAATCTAAGAGATTGGTCTATTGTGTAGTCGTAGTAACTAGCAGTTGCACTTGCAGGAATTACATCTGAGTTAATTAATGCCATTACTGTTGAGCCAATGAGTTATAAACACGAACATTTGTTCCATCTGAAATGTAACCGATTACATAAGTACCTGCTGTAGTAATTGTAGTTAGCATATCTGCACCCATTACTTTAGTTGTTGATGCTGCACTTATTGTATGTCCACCAGTATTTACTAATACTATAGTGCCAGACTGACCATCTGGAATGTTAGTAAAGGTTAGAGTAATATTGCCAGTAGGTGTGCAAGTAAAGTTAGTACCTGCGTTTAAATCAAAAGAACCATCATTATCTACAACATCTGCACTTCTAGCTGTGCCATCAACTGTTAAGTTATCAACCTTAACTGACTCTTTGTTTTGATATGCTAAATCACCTAAGTCACCATTAGTCGGTACTTGATTAGGGTCTGTTCCAATTAGTTTAGCCATAGTCTATTCTCCTGCCCACTTACGATAAGGTGTAGCTGGTGCATCTACAGTAGGTAGTGCAGACAACTCATCATCTGTTAAATTAGCAATCAGATTAGCGTGATAACCATCTAATGCTGTCATCTCTGGATATTCCATACCTTCATCATCTGTTAGCATATTACCAGTTTCTGTGTAGATTGTGCCTATCATATCTATTGCTGTGCCAGTAAATCTCCAGTCATAAGCACCAGTCATTTCCCATTCAGCATCTAGTTCTAAGTCATCTGGTCTGATGTTATTCTCATCTTCCATATCGTAGTCTTTAGTTGCTAAGTTAATTGATTCTAATGCTTCCCATAGTGAGGATTCATCAGTTGCTTTTAAATATATGTTACTCATAATTAATCCTCTGTTAGTGCTACAAGTTCTGCGTTGGTTAGACGGGTTGGGTAGTAGGAAATCTTCTTGATGTGACCATTTAAAGCTTGACTGCCTGAAAAAATAGAGCCAATATTTAATTGCGATACTACTGGCAGAGTACCAATTGAATCTGTTCCAACTAAACCACCATCAAATGCAAAGGCAAAATCATTAACTTTATATGAAGCAGTCTGTTTGTTGTATGTATTAGCAGATACAGTTCCAGCAGTATTATAAATTGCAACTGGATTATCACCATTAATGTTTATATAAAGTCTAGCTCTTGTTTGGTTGGTATAAGCCGTTTTATTAAACTGAATATAATTATTGTTTGAGCCATCGTTAATATTTATTAAATCTTTTCCTGCTGCAGATGTAGAAACAGTTGAAGCCTCAGCATACAAACTACCCTCATCTTGACGATACCAATCACTGAAGTTAGTACCCGTCATACTTGCTGAATCTGCCGAGCGAGTCACTTGTGAGCCACTGGTAGGGATGTACGATGTGGGGAATGCTCCTGCTTCAGCTTGTGCACCCCAGATGTAAGCACCAGAGTAACCATCACCTGTGTATGATTGTTGAGAACTATCAGAATGGGTAGCTGAATTGGTTAAACAAATTCTAATAGTTGTTGATACTGTTAAATCAGCTTCAAAACTAACAATACAACGATACCAACCATTTCCAACATTTACTGTACTAGCTGAAAAATTTATAGCAAAACCAACTGAACCAGGATGTGTATAATTAACATTTCCATTTAATAAATTAAATGTAGCACCTAATCCACCTGCATTTATACTTAAACCTTCTCTTTCTCCTGCTTTAGCATAACAAGAAAGAGTATAATAAGTTCCATCTACCATACTAAAACCATCATCAACATCGTGTCTGTTAGTATTAGTATCTTCCACTAATTTGTCAGCAGTTAATGTTCCATCTGGTGCTATGATTGTATTAGCTGTAATAGAACTTTGAGATTTTAGCCAAGCACCATTATCAAATTCTTCTGAATATACTTGTAGATTCGTCCTCTGCTCCTCAATCAACAGACCTTTGCTTTCACCAGTGACAGGGTCGTGGTCAAATCGTGCTTCACCACTTGCCGCAGTTTGTAGCACTGGGATGTAGTTGGTGATGGGTTGGGTTGTTGTTGGAGTGTAGGCGGTTACTGAATCTCGTTGTTCGAGTTGTGGAGCCCAAAGATAAACCTCTGTTGCAGTATTTGAAGCGTGACGAAAATCTACTCCGTAAAAGTTACTCAAATACTGTCCATTAGTAGCTTCTAAATCAAATCGTTGCCAAGTGTCAGTGAGGGTTACTAATGCTCCAGTAGCTGTATTATGAGCAAGAATGCAGGTATCCGCCGTTCCAGACGCTACTTTTGCGTAAATGCTTCTTTGATATCCCGATGAGGCACTAGACCCGCCAAAAACATTGTTATAAAAAAATCTTCCATCCGAAACATTAGTAACTTTAATTGCATCAGTAGACCCATCTGGCGCAGATTGACCAGTTGTTACAGAAACAGTAGCGTCGTCCCATCCAATAGCAAATGACGAATCTGGAATCAAATTCTCTTCAGCCTTCGCAAAGGTCTTACCATCGTAGTAAGTCGCTGTGCTTGAGCGTGTGAAGTCAATGCGTGGGTCTAGTGTCTTGCTGTTAGCAAAATCTAATAGTAGTGATGGACGGATAGTAGGCTGATTGTTTGTGTTTCTGATTGTGCCTGTTACGTCTATGTTTCCTGTACCAGTAATGTTATTAGAATTAAGGTCTAAGTCACCACCTAGTTGTGGAGTAGCGTCACCGACTAAGTCGGGTGCTAATGTATCCCAACTAGAGCCATTATAGATATAAGTAGAATTATCAGTAGTATTGAAGTACCAGTCACCAGTAGTTACTGGGTCACCATTACCATCTACTGTAGGATTAGAAGATAGAGCACCTAGGTATAGACCATCGATAGCTTCTTGTGCTGCTTCTGCTGCGGATTGTGCTGTTTCTGCAGCTGTCTGTGCAGTTTGTGCTGCAGTCGCTGAGGTAGCTGCATTAGTCTCTGAAGTAGATGCGTTACTAGCCGAAGTAGCTGCTGCTGATGCTGATGTGCTAGCGTTAGATGCTTGAGTAGTTGCTGTAGAAGCTGAAGTGCTAGCTGATGTAGCTGAAGCTGCTGCGTTAGTCTCTGATGTACTAGCTGCACTTGCACTTGATGCTGCAGCTGTAGCTGATGTTGAAGCTGATGATGCACTAGATGATGCTGAAGTAGCACTACTAGATGCTGAAGAAGCACTTGAAGCTGCATTAGTTTCTGATGTTGCTGCATTTGTTTCTGAAGTAGCTGCATTGGTTTCTGATGTTGCAGCGTTAGTCTCTGATGTAGCTGCATTTGATTCTGACGTTGCTGCTGCAGATGCACTAGCCGCTGCTGCTGTCTCACTAGCTGCACAAACCGCTTCACTACCTGCTATGTTTGATTCCGATGTAGCTGCTGCACTAGCACTTGCTGCTGCATTAGTCTCTGCAGTTTCAGCGTTAGTTTCCGCAGTCTCTGCTGCACTCTGAGCTGTTTCTGCAGCTGCTTGAGCCGCTTCAGCTGCTACCTTAGCTGCTTCAGTATCTGCAATAAGAGCGTCTAAGTCATAACTGTCTGCTAGTACAGCTGATGTAGCAATTCCGTATCCTCTATCTATACTCATAATCTATTCCTGTTATGGATTTCTTAAACGCCTACGCATAGCAAGAACTGCTAGTGCTAGTCTCTTCTTTTTGCTTAGTTTTGCCATATTCCCTCATCTCCGCTTAACTTAATGAGTGACTCTCCACTGAGGAAGAGCCACGGGGTTAAATTAAGAAGATAATTCTTGAATTGAACCTGGACGAGTAACCTTAACGCCATACACTGTATCAGCAGTGAATAGGTCAGCAAGTTTCTCTTGTTTGTACTGAGTTTGAGTACGAACTGCTTGTTGTGTAGCAAGTACAACAGCGTCTTTCTGGAATAAGAAAGCTTTCTCTGTAGCACCAGTACCAACTTGAGTTGACATATAAACATCAACACCATAGATTGTACCAATCTTACCAGTTCTGATTGCAGAACCATCACCGATGAACTGTTGCTCAGTAAATCTGTCAGTAGACATAAGAGCAGTCATACAAGATGGAGTTACAACTAGAGCTCTGTCGTTAACTGGAACATCGTTATCATTTAGTGCTTCGATACCTTGTAGGATTGAAGTATCCCAGTTAGTAACTGAACCGATAACAGCATTACCACCAGTTAGTGCAGAAGCACCATCTAGAGATGTGATGATTGAAGAATCTACTTGCTTAGCTAGTGCATAACCAGCGTCGTCAGTGTAGAAACGTCTCATTGAATTAAGTGCTTGTAACTCAGCGATATCTTCGATATACATTGACCACTCATAATGTTGGTCAATAGCCACTGAGATATCAGCCGCTGTATCTGTGATTGCAGTTACATCTGAATCAGCAACTTTAGCTGAAGCAGCACTTCTACCAGGATTAGGAATGTGAATAGTATCACCTTTCTTACCTTGGTGGTTTAAGTTCTTGACGAGGTTTGCTACTACTAGATTAGCTTTGTAAGTAGCGATGACTTCGTCAGACCAAATTTCTGGGATAAATACCGCAGAAGTAGTCGTAGTCATATTAGCCATTTATTTACTCCTTGTTATGATTTATATAGCTTTATTTAACTCTACCCTCTGCATATGCTTTGAAAATTTCACCTTCCATAGATTCATACTTCTGAGGGTCTGTCATTTTTAAGCGAATTAAGTCTGCACGTCTGTACGTCTTTCCTCCGCCTGTCGCTGAACCTGTAGAAGTTCTTGATTCTGCTTTACCAGCTTTTAATGCTGCTTGTCTTTCAGCTTCTGCTTGTTCATTTACTTCTTGCGTCTTATTAATCATTGACCTATCTTTCCAGTTAGTCAATAACTCATTAGCTGCATCGTAATTGTAAGCATCCGCCGCTTGGAACAACTGCATACGAATCGGACTTCCTTTAACCCACTCTTGAAAACCAGAATCTTTTACGATGTCTGTGTAATCAGGGTGTACTGTCTCCAGTTGTGTCTTCGCACTAGCCTGAGCCTGTTGTGCTTGAAAACGCTGAAATTCTTGAAATTTAGGGTGGTTTTCGATAGCCTTGTTAATCGCTAAATCTGGATTATCAAAGAAATCGACAGGTTCTTCCTTAATTTCATTTGTATCTTGTTGTTTTGGTGTAGATTGTGCTTGTTGAATCTGTGCTTGAAGGAAACTATCTGAAAGTTTTCTTAACTCTCCAACTTCTTGTGCCTTACGACCCAATTCTTTTTCGAGGTTCTGATAACTCTCTATAATTTCTTCTGTACTCTTACCAGCAAACTTATTAGGTATTACATTTTCTGTTGAATCTTCAGCTTCAGCTACTATCTGTTCTTCTACTGTATCATCAACAGCAGCTTCAAATGTTTCTACTGCATCGTTTGTTGTTGGTTCGATTGTTGATTCAGGAATATCTGAACCAGTCGACTCTTCTGCGTCTACTACTATACTTGTCATATTTTTCTCCGTCCTTTATGGATTATGGAATTAATAAATGATATTTGACTTTCGTAAAATATCTAATGGCAGAGCTACAAATCGAGTTCTTCTGCCGCCTGTTTTGTTACCTCTTCTAAGTTAATAATTTGTCTTAGAATCGACAACTGACCTCTAGCGAACCAAAGGTCTTTTTCACTTTCCACACTATCTAATTGATTAGTCAAGTCTTCGAGATTCTTTAATTCTTGAATTAAGTCTCTCCAACCGTCCTGTTCTGTTAAATTTAGTCTATTGTGGTAAAACTGTTTGTCTTCTTGCGTTAGCATAATTTAGTGCTGTCTCAGATTTAAGATGGTCAACTTCAGGTACTGTTCTCATAGTCTCAACTTTAGTGCTTTCTGTATCAGCCTTCATCTTATCTATTTGTGCTAATTCTTTCTGTAACTTAATTAATCTCTCTTGAATATCTAATTGATTAGGTTGGTCTCCACTAGCACCTGCTTCTTTAGCATTCTTCATCGCTTTAGTCATCTCTTCTTGAGCTTCAGCTAAAGTCTTCTGAATGTCTGCCTTCATCTGCTCCATCTGTAATTGGTGATGGTACTGTTGCATCTGTTGTGCTTCAGGATTAGGTTGTAGTCCTTCTAACAGTGCATTGACAATTTGGTCTCTATTATGGATACTAGAGTTCTGGAAGATTGCTAACAAAAGAATATTGAAAGCTGGAGAATCTTTCGGAACTGACTGCATCATAGAGACCATCTGTTGCATCTCTAATTCTTTAGCCATAATACCCATAGTAGAGTATGGAATAAACTGATAATCTACAACTGGATATCTCTCGACATCAAATTGTATCTTTCTCCATAGTGCCTTATTAATCATAGGTACTAGGAAAGTATTCTGGAAATTCATTAGTGTGCGTTTCTGTCTCTTAATTGATGCTGATTGCATCATCGACATACCAGCAGAAGTTGCTCTGTCTGGTACATTAGAGACATCCGCAGCTCCAGTACCCATCTGAATCATAGATTGCAGAAGGTTAATTTGTTGCATCGTATTAGGGTCAGTAGAACCTAAATTAAGAGGCATAATAGCTTGTTTAGGGTCACCATTAGTAAGGATAGTCTTACCAGGTCTAACTTCTAACTTGATACCTCTAGGTAATCTTGTAGCATCTGCAGCTACCATAGGTGTAGTAGTTAGTGCCAAAGAATCAATTCTAGCTCTCATCTCAGCATCTAGTGCTTTCTGTGAGTTAAAACCTTTCTCACATACTCCTCTACCCCAGAACTTATTAGGTACGATATCGTGTTGGTAAGAGACGAAAGGTCTATCTACCATCATAAAAGGATTCTCTTCTGCTCTTAGAACATAAGCGTCATTAGCGATAGTAACTACTGCTTCTACTAACTCATCTTCATCGTACTCGAAATCATCTTCTGTTTCGTCTTTATTTAAGTATTTAGCAGGTATTTTACCCCAATACTCTGTAATCTTTATCTGGTCACCAGCATCTTGCATAATCTCTGGGTCATAACCGAAGTCTACTTCATCTACATCTGCAGGTACGTTTACATCTCTATAGACACCATTAGCGATGCCTTCATTTAAGATATAACGAGGTTTATATACTTCGTGGGCGACACCTAGTGCTTCATTGATTGTATTCGCTGCTGGGTCAATTAAGAACTCTTTAGGAGATACTGCTTCTAGTTTGACATCTATAGAAGCATACTCCTCAATCTGTCTCACAGAAGTCATAGTACCCTCTACAGGTACTGAGACAGGTCTGAATTTACTAGTCTGTTCTACAATTATCTTAGCGATACCAGTACCATAGATAGCACCATTTAAGAATGTCTCACAGATAGCATCTTTACAACCAGTGTCTTCTAAATCTTCTTGTAGTAAATTACGGACATATTCTACATCTCTCTTATCGTTGTCCAACATATCATCTTTAATGTCGAACCACTTACCTCTACCGAATGTAGCTTCTTCTAATTCAGCTACTGAAGCTTCTACTGCTTGTTGTAGAGCTGGTGTAATAATTCTAGACTTCTCAGAAGAACGTACCATATCCTCTGGTTGCCAGAAACCTCTCCAAGTACGATAATAGGCATCCCAATCAGCAAGATAATTAGTATCTCTGAAATCACGCCAATCGTCTAGTCTGGTCATCAACCAGTTAGATAATGCTTGGTAGTCGTTTTCTTCTTGTGCCATAAGTTAATATCCTGCCATTTCATCCATTGGTTGCCAATCTTCCTCAAGTTCTATAGTGTGCATAAAGTCTGCTACACTTACCTGGTCGATATATGCCAACGCATCTATAATATCATCGTGAGTGCCTCTAGTAGGGAACTCTATTAGTTGTGTCTCTAAATCGTCTATATACGACTTATCTGGGTTAAATGTTATCTTACCGTGTTCTAGTCTTCCCTGTAGAGCCCAAGTAATTCTATCTGCTTTCTTCTTACCACCGTGGGTTACATCTGTAATTGTCACCCAGCGACCGTCTACTCTCATCTGGTCTTCTAGGTAAGGTAGTATAGCGTTCTTTAACGACCCTGCTTCAATTCCGACAGTAGTTGCTTCATTTTCGATAGCAGCTGTGAGAATCTTTCTTGCAGTTTCTTTGATAGACCATCTACCGTGGAGGATATTCTTGACCCACCAGTGGTCACCATCAATTTTAACGATTGCAATAGCTGTTTCATCTAGTTTAGAACCTTTTAATCCTCTTTCCTTCTCTACATTCTCAAAACCTGCTGGGTCGACTGCTATGACATAATTACCTTCTTCAGGTTCTTCATCATCATATTTAATCCAGTCATTCTTAAATATACCACCAGTGAATGAGACGAAAGAAGCTTCAAATTCTTGTCTGAATGCCTGAGTCGACATAGTCTCTCTGGCAACTTTTATCTCTTCTGGGTCAATTAAAGGATTATCTGTAGAATTGAACTGGAATGCCTCCCAATCTTCATTCTTAGGGTCATCTGCTTCCTGCCACAGGTCATAGAAATGATTCTTACCTGCAGGAGTACCGATGAATAACGCCCCACCTTTAACATCTGCCAGTGTAGGTCTGATGATTTGTTCCCATACTTCTACCTTCATAGAAGCATACTCATCTAGAACTACATATGCCAGTCCCACTCCTCGTAGTGTGTCGGGTCTATCTGACCCCTTGAGACTGATTTTTCTGCCATTGACTAAAGTCATAGTAGCAGTATTCTCGTGTGTCTGTTCTATCAGGTCTGTGCCGTGCAGCAACTCTTTCAGCATATGCCACATAATATCTTTGGCTTGTTGAAAGGTAGGACCGATATAGAAGACATCCTTCTTGTCTGATTGTAGTGCCTTAATGATTAACATCCAGGCAGCTAATCTAGACTTACCGAATCTTCTTCCAGCAGACACTACTTTAAATCGTGCCTCTGAGTTAAAGATTTCTAGCTGTGCTGGATGAAGTTGAACATCCAGTTCTTTAGCCATTACTTATCTCTTTTATTTTATTCTCGACTTGGGCATCTTCAATTTCTACTCCCTCGTCATACTCTAATTCTTTCTCTTGTGTGGCTTCTATTACTTTATTTTCTAAGCCACCGATGTTAATGACAACATTACCCTTATCATTACCACTCTTGAATTCTACTGCTTTAGTTGTAGGCAATATTCTGTCCATACACATCTTCAAGCAAGTTCTGTCTCCTTCCATTGCCATATCTATTACTTTCTGGACAATTTCAGGACCTCTATTAGACATCAATTCTCTACTCAGTTCAGTATATTTGTTCACTGAACCTTTAGGACGCCCTGCTGGGTTAAGACAAACACCTTTCTTTAGTGCTGGGTTTCCTCTTGGTCTCTTTGGCTTATCTTTAGTATCTTTAGTCATAATCTATTAAGTTATATCTATTAAGTGATTAGACTATTAAGATATAAAGCTATTAAGCTATAATACCTTTAAGATAATAATACTATTAAGTGATTATACTATTAAGATATATACACTATTAAGTTAATTATCTAAAGATTAGTCTTTAGGTTAACTATAGAGAGATAACCGTTCTCACTTTTGTATTTCTCTTAGGTATATTATACCAGATTTTTACTTTGATTTTCAACTTTATTTTATTCTACCCCGATTTTTACCTTAGAATTAGTTAATTTTTATATAATCCCTGAGTTTTTTACCTCAGATTACAGTTATTTTTTACCTATAGTAGCCAAATCCTCTCCCATCTGGCGGGGAGTGTTAATCTTAAAGTTACCAAGCCACCTGGGTGTCCCCTCCCTATCAACCTAAGTATATTATTATATTAGAATATCGTTATATTATTCTATAGTTGGCTGTGTGAGTCGTGAGATTTATCGTGAGAATTATTCCTGAGGGAGACATAAGAATTTTAAGAGAGAATATGAGTGATTATGAATATTTCCACATATGTAGTATTAATACAACAGTATGTATCATCTATGCAACAGTAGTATTTATACAACAGTCTATAACATTAACACAACAAAAGTGTATCGAACCTGCACTTATTGAAAAGACATAGTAATACCAGGGTAGACAACAATCGTCCAAATATGAGCAAATATGGAACGATTAGACTAATTCAATATATTTATTAAAAAAAGTAATAAAAAGACTTGACAGGCAGCAGAATATCATTAAGATGGTAACTGTATTCGATAACAACAAGGAGAAATACACAATGAGAACAGTTAAAGTAATAACAAACTACAACGGACTAAGAGGTGATTATGTTGAGACAATCACCAGAAAATCAAAATCTATCGGGAACACTAGGAAGGGTGAGCAGAAAAGAGAAGCCGTGTCATATAAAGGTAAATATTACACAGTATTTAGATTACCT